GCCATCAGGATCACCTGATACAGCTTCTGGAACAACGTCCATCATTTCCTGTGCGATAAAGCCGTGGACTGCATCTGCCTCTGGATCAGCCTTCCAAGTGTGCGTGACAGGATTCATAGCCATCAGCTTCTCAGTGCCATCTGCGATAGGCTCAATGTCAGTTTTTAGGCGACGGTCTGATGTGGTTGCGAAAGTTACACCAGATGTATTAGCTTTGATGTATCCTACAGGGGTTGAGTTTACTGCGATTTGTAAAACTCTGTCGTCTTCGCCAGTTGTCCAATCTCGATTGACGTACATGGATGCCCATCCACTCGTCGCATCTGTGCCTATTTCAATGTGAGATCCACAATTAGAATATGCTCCATCTCTGTATATACCGACGCCGCTACCGCTGGAATAAAAACCTGTCAGAGTTCCAGACGAAGCCACAAATGCCTTTGTTGTTGCTCTGATATAACCATCTCTATCAATCCGCATCTGCTCGGTTGGGTTTGATGCGCCATCGGCAGACGTAAAGAACATAATACGTCCTGGGGTGTCATTGCTGCCAGGAGGGCCATCCATCTGAATTGTTATGTGAGCAGCACGACTTGTCATATCTGTGCCATCTGCTGCACAAAAGTTTATCTGACCGACAGTGTCATTATTAGCGATAACCGTATAGGTTCCCGCAGTGTCTGAGCGACCAGAGCCAAAGTTTAGATATGCGCCATTTGAGTTGTTGGAGAATCCAATGATAGCCGCAGTTGCATCGTGGAAATCTGCTGTTCCCTGACCTACAATTTGAATTGATGCGTTATGACCTGCTGTAGGTGTATTAGAAGTGTATCCTTTAATTAATTGGCCAGCCGTTGTTAGCCTGTAAATCTCACCATAACTTGTGTTGCCAAAATAGGTGTCACTGCTTTCATAGTTCCACATGAAACCTAGTTCGCTGGAATCAAGTCCAACCCCAAAGCCATCAACATTAGTTGTTCCAGTTGTGTTATTTTGAAATTGTATTTGAACTTGACCACTAGAACCATCGTATAAAACTAACTGTCTTTTTGGGTCAATCCCACCTCCGATACCCACATTCCCAGACGAATTAATCCGCATACGCTCGGTTGGGGTATTCGTGCCGTCAGCGGTAGTGTAGAAAGTTAAACGGCCTGGCATGTCGTTAGAGCCAGGTGTGCCGTCTACCTGAGAAGCAATGTAAGCAGTGTAAGAGTTAATGTCGGTTCCGTCTGCACCCGCGAAATTAATGAAACCGATATTATCCCCGTTTTGCACTATAGTCGCATCCGCGCCTCGGCTTTTACCAAAGGTGAAATAACTCGTGTTTACGCTGGCGGAATGTCTAACCAAGGACAAAGAAGCATCCCCGCCCGTACCCTCAACTTGTAATAATGCCTGAATACCGCCTGCGGCTATAGAATCACTTTGTCCACCAATCAAAACCCGCTGCGACGAGTCGATCCGCATGGCTTCGGACAGATTGTTTGTCTCAAATGCCATAGACTCGTCATCATTGTCGTAAACAATACGTCCACGACTGAAGTCTGTAGTGTCGCCAAAAACAAGCCCAGCGGTGCTTGCATCCGCTGACTGAATGGTTATAGCTGAATCAGCCGCAGAATCATAAACCGTTAAGTTGTTAACCTCGCTACCACCTGAACCTATAGTGACGTGGCCTGACGAATTAATCCGCATACGCTCGGTTGTGGAAGATGCGCCATCGGCAGTTGTTCTGAATACTAGCCGTCCAGGAAGATCACCTGTCCCAGAAGCACCATCAACATGACCCTTAATTTCTGCCGCAGCAAAATGCGTTCCGCTGCCATCCGCGCCTGCAAAAATTAAACTACCCAGTCCGTAGTTATTAGGGACTGAGCCAGAAGAGTATTGCTTTATCGTTATAAAACCTGACGTTCCATCTGCATCAACAGAATTTACTGATGCAATCGCTCCTGCAATACCTGAGCCGTGGTTTTGCAGCGCAGGAAATTCATCTCTGAAGTCTTCGGCAGTTGTTGTTCCGACATAAACTCTATCATTCGCACTGTCGACATACAGAGTGTCGGTGTCTACGGTTAGGTCATTAGCGATCGTTACGTTTTGACTGTTGTCAATTGTGATGACTGCGCTGCCGCCAGTTTTGAAAACGATCGAATCGTTGTCTGCGTCAGAGCTTGTGCCGCCTTGGATCTCAATGTAGTTTTGAGTTGTGCCACCACGCTTCAGCGCAATGACCATCTTGCCAGCTTCGCCAGAAGTCTCGTTCGTTTCAGGAGCACTTACATTGATGCTCGCATATTCAACGTCTGAAACTGAAACCCCACCAGAGCCATTGTCAGTGTTAGCTGTGAAGGTTATCTTTGAAAGAACATCTCCGTCTGCTGGGGAAGCTGAGTTGCGGTAAAGTTTAATGTCTGGGCCAGAAGTTGCGCCAGCATTAGTTGACTCCGCAGTGATAAAGTCGCCAGCTGAAGAACCCTCTATATAAATAGAGTCGGTGAAGTATCCATCGTCAATCGCATTGACTGTCCCAGTTCCTGAGTCAACATAACAGATTGCTGCTCGTCCATTAGGGATCGTTACACCCGACCCGCCAGAAGTCTTGAACGTAAGTGCAAAACCCCCAGAGGTGCCATTCTTAAAGATGTAAACTTTATCAACATCAGGAACAATGACTTCGCGGTCTGCTGTCAATGCCCCAGTCATCAACACAACTGCGTTACGAGCTTCGTCGGAGGATCCGTTGTTCGTAGTCAGTGTGTAGCTGGCTGAGTCGTCGTGAGCTACCGAGGCAACCCCAGCAACACCTTGCTCAATCAGAGTTCCTAAGTTGGTGTTAGTGATTGTGCCCCATGTGCCTGACTTTTCGCCATCAGCCATGAGTTCCAATCGGAGGCTAGTTGAATAGGTACTAGGCATGGGTCATAATCCTCTTAATTAGTCAATGCGCACGATTGCTGCTGCCCCAGGAGCTGGGAACACGATGCGGAAGGTGCCTGACGTTACTGTGAAGTCACCGCCGAAACTTAAGACTGCGATTGCATTTTTGCCAGCGAGGGTGTCATTGTAGATCAACGCGCCAGCTGTTGTGAATGAGGCCGAAGTCCATTCAGGATCGTCTGCGTCAAAATACGCAGTGGTTCCTGATGTGGCAACAACTTGGTTAGTCAGAGCAACACCGCCAGATGTGTAGCCTGTGCCTGATACTTCGCCTGTTTGGCCTGTATATGTTGTTGTTGTTGAATCGAGACTTGCACTAGAAGTAAAAAGTGCGATTTTAATTGTGTCGCCACCTGTTTCAAGGTTTTGCTCTTTTTGCAACAGATCTTCCTTAAAACTGGTGCACATTGCTTGGGTAATAGCCATAGTTTAGATTCCTCCGTTATACTCGGCTTGGTAGTTGCGAGCCATTTCCTGTTGGAACAGCTGCACAGCTTCATCAAACTGCGCCTTATATAAGTTTAGCGTTTCTGGCGCTTTAAGAAAAGCAGAAGTTTCATAAAGTGACGCAGAAAGCAACAAATTCTCAGCATTATCACCAATCCAAGTGTTCGGATTGCCTGATGAGAGGCCAGCTTCGGGTGCTACGTAGTCAACTTCGTAAGAATATGTGTCGTCTGGGGTGGGGGCAACTGTTATGGTCGTGCCTGTTATTCCAGCTGTGTCAGTTGAATACATACGTGGGGTGCCAGTTGTTGAACTGTTGGGCCAATAGTCTTTTAGGTAAGAATCAATCCTGTGATCTAAATAAACTGTGTTGCCAGAGTTAGTTATTGACAGCTGCCGAATCATACGAGCTGTAGGTATCACGTATTGGCTCGTCCCTACGACCATCGCTGCTGTCGTCGTGCCTCTGTAACAAGGCATTGAAGGCAAACGCTGAAAGATCATGTCTTCAGCTTGAGCTATAATTTGATCAATGGAAGCCTGCAACTCGCTGGAGTCGTCTTCCATGAAGTTTTGTATGTTGGTTACTAGTTGTGTATAATTCATAATCCTGTTCCCCAAGCTCCGTCGCTCCAACCACCATCGCCCCAACCTGAGGCAACTGGGACAGAACTTCCGTCTCCGACTGCGCCTGTGCCTGCGAGTCCTGTTTCAATGACTTCGGAAACTGAAATTTCTTCACCGACATTACCAACAGCAGCAACTCCAGCGATTCCTGTAACATTAACTCTGACTGTGCTTCCGTCAGACTCGCCAAGAATGTGGACTGCGCCTGTGCCTGCTACGCCTGTTTCAGTTATTTCAGCTTCTTCGGTGAATGTTCCTAGGGCACCTGTGGCTGCTTCACCAGTCGGTGAAATTTCTGTTTCTAATGATTCCAGACCTATTCTGCCGAAGCTACGAACACCAGTAACAACTGTAGCTGTTGAGAACACGCCGAGCGCAGTTGTGCCTGCTGTTCCTGAAACTGATACATCAATAACAATGTTCGGAACTGCTGTGCCTGTTGCGCCAGTGGCTGCGACTCCTGGAACTTCTGCTGGATCTGTCTCAGACTCTGTTGTATAATCGCCTAGTGTGCTTGTTCCTGCGACTCCGTCAACTCCGACTGCAGGCTGAACATCGTTAACTGCTCCTGTGCCAGCTACGCCTGTGACAGTGATCTCGAACTCAAGTTGTGCTCTGCTTATGAAGCCAACACGCCCATGCCCAGGAACACCTACTGGTGGCCTTTGCCGAGGATCAAGGAATGGATCGTAATTATAACCTACGTAAAAATCAACATTCTCTGGGTCATTGTCTGGGCGAGGCTGAAACAGCGCAACCGCGTCAACAACATTACGCGGTGGATCAAGTTGCGGGTGCTTCGGCTCCCAATCTTCTGGCTCAACTCTTAATCCGTCCCAAGTCGTCTTGAGTGAGGTATAAGGCACACGTAAGCCAGAGCGATCCCCGATCGCTAATGACTTTTTACCTGTTGCCCTTCTCACTCTTGCCATCAGTTAAGATTCATCCCTGTTGGTCTGATTCGTAGTGTTACGCCATCGTTGTCAGTGCTCGCAGCGTATTCAAACGCTCTCTCATACATCTCGTTGAGCATTGTTAATCTTTCTGGTGCGACCTTCATTGCCAGCTTTGCAGCCAGCCCAGCACAAATGCAATCGCTCCATCTGTAAGGTATATCTGCGTCTTGATTAGAAGCTGTTACATCTTCGAGTTGGTTGATTGACCAATAAACAAGACTATAGCTGTTGCTGTCTGGAACTTGCCACATATACAAAACTGGTGTGTATTGCTTGTCTAGCATATATTGGCTAGGCTTGCCGCTGCTGGATTTGTTTGGGAGTTGGTTGTATTCGTCAATGCTAACTCGCTCAACAACTGTGTCAGAAGTTGTGCCGCCGACAGTTTCCCTAACAACAACGCTCATCAAGTCAATCGTGCCGACTGGTAAAGTATAAGTCGTCGTGCCCTGCGTCAGCGCCAAAGTATTATTCTGAACAGCCCAATAGTTTATGCCTCTGTTGGCGAACTCGCTGAACAATAAGTTCAGGCTTCTGCGAGCTGTCTCAGCTTGGTAGCCTGTGCGAGTTTGGTTATCAATGCCGCAACGCTCATATGCCTCGGTGATTATCTCCTCAACATCGGGTCTGAATGCGACTGTTCCTGAAGTAGCCATTATAAAGACTCCTCAACAATTATTCCGTCAAACGAAGCTGATATCGCATTCGCTTGGTTTTTGTTACATATTGCTCTGACTTCAACATCTGACTTCTCAGGGATCTTTAAAGGTTGTGCGAAAGGATACAATATCTCACTTTCCGAAACATCAATCTTGACAGCAGTGCGAAAAACTTCCCCAGGACTCCTAACTAAAAAGCGCACAGTCATGTATACACCGCCAGAGGTGCCTGTTCCGTGAGTGGCTATACCTTGGTAGACATATAGGCTTTTGCCTGCAGGAACAGTGTATACTGCCATAAGCGTTTGATTCTCGCCTGCAGTTATCTGAGCGTAGGTTGTGCCGCCATTAGCTATTGTTATATTTCCTGCTGGGGCTGAAGAGCCTGTTATGTAAGCTCTGAAAACTCGCAAGAAGGTTTGAGTCGTTGTGTAAGTGCCTGAGCCGTTCAGGGTGAATGTTTCGTTGACTTCGTTGTAATCTGCATCCAGCCCGAAAACAATCCCTGTCACACCTGAATCAGTTGCTCCGCTGGCACTCGTTACTGTCATGGCGACAGCTGACGCAGGATAAGCATAAGTCCCACCGACATCCCATATAGTTTCTTCTACATTGATGATGTTCGGGTTGTAGCCATACTTAAAAAGAGAAGTGTGGTAAGGTATCTGGCCACGAGAAATTTGGAGCTCGAATGGCTCCGTTGTCCCGACCCTACTTATAGAAGAGACTTGAGCCATCCGATCCTCCTTAATATTCTTTAGCCACCCTCAGAACTACCTGATAAGCATCACCTGCTGCACCTGCACCTGTCGTGGTGAATTTTACATCACCTGTCGGGGTTGTGCCGTATGAAGAGCTCGATGGAAGTCCACCGAACTTTTCAAAGCTGTGATAGCCTTGTTGGTTCTCAGCCAAGTGCAATATGATGACATCGGTGGCAGCATCAGCCAACACCTCAACAGTCATGCCTTGTATGATCCACCAACACTCAAGTATTCTGACGCCTGTGCATGGATCGCCATTGGAATTGTTAACCAAAGACGACACATCAATCTTAGTGACTGCACTTTCGTTACCTGTATCAACATACTGGTATTGAAAAGCGAACACAGCCTCACGAGGGTTGTCGGCTATCGTAGTGGTTGTTACGATATCAGCCATTCGTCACCCTCCTAAATTATGATAGTGCCGCACCAACAGCAGTAACCCAAGCAGCTCCTGTGTTAATGACTAGGCAATATTCATCGTCGCCAGCGCCATTGTCACTTACGATATAAACTGTGCCGACTGTAGTGTCTGCTGCTGTTGGTAAATCTGCAGTTAATACAACTGGGACTTCAAACCCATTGTTGGACTTCACTGGTCCTGTAAAAGTTGATCGAGCCATTTTTATCTCCTGTCGTGGCTAGTGTCTGCCGAAGCAGTCAGGATTGTAAGGGGAGGGTTGCCCCTCCCCAAAGTTTTACGCTGCGCCTTCAGAACCGAAGATGCCACGCCAGTCAGTGAAGCCGAACGAATAACGCTCGCGCACTTTATAGCGGACATTGCCAGTTTCAAAGTCGCCTTCCATGCCTTTTTTCAAAGGTGAACGCTGGAAGTGCTTCAGACCATCAGGCACATCTGTCATGATGTAGAATGCATCTGAGTCAGTCAAACGACGCATCACGTGATAACCTTGCGGTAGGAATCCACCTGCACGGATCGCGTTGATGTCGTTGTCTGCTGTGCCTGTGCGCAGTTGTGATTCAAGCAAACGCTCTGCCACAAAGGTGTATGCAGTGGGGATAACTAGCATTGTGCCTTGTGCAGCAATACGAAGTCCACGATCGTCCTTCATGTCTGCGATTTGAATCAGCATCTGCTCCAGAGAAGTCTCTGAAAGGTCAGCTGCGGTTGCTAATGTGTTTGACTGATCGCCTGAACGAGTCGGGTGGTCAGTTGCACACAATGTTTTACCGTCACCACCAGTTACACCAGAACCTGAGAATGCGTTGTTAAGAACATTCGCAGCCTTGATCTCTTTGGTCGATGCCATCGAGCGTGCAAGAGCTTTGGTGTAGCGTGAAGCAATCGAGCCATATAGGCCATCCTCTTCTGCTTCCTCAGTGATTGAGAATGCAAGAGCGATTGTCTCGTGCTGGTAACGAGCAGTCCACTGTTGTGAAGCAGCATCATAAGAGATTGCCGCACCTTCACCCTTAACAGGTGCATTGCCGAAGCCTTCCAATAGGACGTCTTCTTCAAATGCTTTCTGTGAAGAGTTAGTTTCAAAAACAGCTTCCCACTCTGGTGGATAAGTGTCGTACTCGAGGCCAAAGAGGGTGTTTAGTCCTGGCTCGAGCATTTTTGCAAATTGTGCTCTATTCATTGCCATTTGTCATTCCCTCCTTAAATGCCAGCTGTGCCTTTCAGGAGATGCTCATTGATAAGCACTTCCATGACCGCATTCGCGCCAAACGCATTCTCAGGTGCGTCATACAACGCAATGATTTTCGTTTGAGCGGTGCCTGCTGCCATGGTTCCTGAAATTTCGAAGCCAGACTGACCTGTGAGTGTTGAGCCTGCACCAGCAACAATATCAGCACAGTTGCCGATGTTGGTCTGAGCAGGAGATCCAGCGGATTGTACTTTGAAAACAATATACGGATCATCGTAAACGAATGCGATAATATCCGTAGCTGTTGTTCCCGAAGGCCAATATTCGCTGTAGACGTATGAGCCATCACTTGCAGTGTATGAACATCCTGCGAACACACCTACAACATTAGTCTCTGTAGCACCTGCAGGTTGAAGAGTGCCATCCGCTGCGAGGATGACCGCATCACCATTGAAGATGTTTTCTGCGAGACCAGA